GTCAACTGTCCAAATTTATGACTAAAAATTTTTTGCTAGGGGGGTGAGAGCCTTTGAAGATGTCAGATTTAAAGAAACAGTTGCTGAGACAGATTGACGTAAACGATCAGATGGAACTTGAAAAAGTTGAGAGATACCTTGATTTAGTTAGGCTTTATCGAAAAATGGATAAAGCTGTTAAGCAATACGGACCAATTGTCGAAGGCTTTAACGGCACTCAAACGTATCTTAAAACTAACCCAGCAATCGCTCAAAAAGTTACGATTTCTCGTGCAATTATTGCTCTTGGTAAAGACCTTAACCTTGATGATTTGAACGGTAAAGTAGTCACTGATAATCAAGATGATTACGATGAGAGTGATCTAACATGATTCATCAAAAACACGTTGATTACTATATCGAACAATTCAAATCGGGAAAAATAAAGTTTAACAAAGAGCGAGCAGACTTAATTGAGTATTTAGAACGTGATGTTCTTAGTCGGGATGATGTTTACTTCGATGATGTGATGATTGATAAGTGCATTGCTTATGGTGAGAAATGGTATTTCCCAATGCAGCCATTCCAGAAGTTCTTAATCGCATTTATCTTTTTTTATTTCAAAAAGAATGACCGGAATGTTTATCGTAAGTTTCTTTGGATGTTTGGCCGTGGTGGTGGTAAAAACGGGCTGCTATCAGTTGTTCTAAACTTCCTTCAAACTGAAATGCACGGCATCATGGACTACAATGTTTCGATTGTAGCTAATAGTGAGGATCAAGCGAAAACATCATTCGAAGAGATATACAATACAATCAAGCGGAATAAGACGTTACAAAAAGCTTTCGAATATGGGAAGTCAGTGATCACCAGCAAAAAGACTGGAAGTAAAATAAAATTCCGTACTAGTAATGGCGATACAAAAGATGGATTGCGTGATGGAGCAGTAGCTTTTGATGAAATCCATCGATACGAATCGAACAAAGATGTAAAAGTCCATATTAGTGGGCTTGGTAAACGCCCGAACCCAAGGGAGTTTTATGTGGGTACTGACGGTTATGTTCGTGAGGGATTCTTGGACAACATGAAAGAAAAAGCGAAAAGAGTGTTGAGCGGTTCAGTCCGATTCAATGCTCTTTTTCCTTTCATTTGCAAACTTGATTCAGAAGACCAGGTCAATGATCCTGATAACTGGGAATTAGCAAACCCTATGTTTCATCAGCCACTATCTGAGTATGCGGACAATCTCTACGAAACTGTTATGGAAGAATACGAGGATTTGGAAGACGATCCAAGCAACCGAGAAGAGTTCATGACTAAACGTATGAATTTACCTGTCACAGACTTAGAACGATCGGTGGCTAGTCGTGAAGAGATTCTGGCAACAAACAGGCCATTCCCAACAAACCTAATCGGCAAACAAGCCATTGGCGGATTAGACTATGCTAGTCTGCGTGATTTCGCTGCCTGTGGGCTTTTGTTTCGTGATGGGGATGATTATGTATTCAAGACCCATTCGTTCGTTAGAAAGCAATTTGTGGACATTTATTACGGGTATTCTCGAAAGGCTTCTGAAACTACAAAAGAAAAATTTGCACCCATAAGGGAATGGGAAGAAAGAGGATTGCTGACGGTCATAGATGGGCCCACAATCGATCCTAAAACAGTTGTCGGCTGGTTTGTTGAGCAACGTGAAAAATACGGCATAACGAAAATAGTAGCCGATAATTTCCGGATGGATTTACTGAGACCATTGTTTTTGGAGGAAGGATTTGAAATCGAAGTGATCAGAAATCCAACAGCTGCTGATAATTTACTAGCGCCAAGGATTGAAGATGCATTTGCAAATAATCACATTATCTTTGGTGATAATCCATTGATGCGCTGGTACACAAACAATGTACTAGTTAAGACTAACGGGGATGGGAATAAATCATACAAGAAGAAAGAAGAGGTTCGTCGTAAGACAGACGGCTTCAAGGCTTTTGAATACTGCCTATGGCGTGCTGATGAAATCATTGACTACGACTATGATGATGCCTTTGATATGTTGGATGAAATCGAATTTTAGAAAGCGAGTGATCTAATTGAAAATCGATTATAGAACTGGAAAAAAGATTGAAAAAGCCTTGGGTTTCGAGTTGAGGTACTTTCAAATGCAGTATTTGCTTGGTCAAACAACATTAAATAGTGATTATAGGTATCAAGGTAATTCTACAATCTTTGCTGTTAAGAAATTAATTTGCAAGGAGGGGGAATACGATTTAAACACTAGTGATGTTGGTCTGTTCATTGACTACCGAGGAGGTAGTTTTAGAATGCAAAAAATAATGCGTCCAATGATTAAAGAACTAAACCAAAAATTAATTTCAGCCGGATTCAAAACGTGTGCAATAGGAGAGTGATCATTATGTATAAACCACAATATCTAAACGTTGAGCGAAAAACAAAAAACGTAATGGCCGGCAACATGGTTTATTTCACTAAAGTAACTTTAACGCCTTTGGGATACAAGAAGAAACCACCTGAACAGATCCAAAATAAATCAGGCAGGCGATTTGCCGGAAAGTGAAGGTGATCCATATATCTAATCCAATTGAAAGGTGGTGAAAATATGTGAGTTTATTTGATGTCTTTAAGCAGTCCATACGTAATGAAGAACCTTCGGACTGGATCCCAGATCTCGTCTATGGTGATGATGAATCCGCCCGAGCATATCTGAAAATAATGGCAAAGAATACAGTGCTAGATTTTGTCGCAAGGACAATGTCCACGCTGGAAGTAAAATTCAAAAACAAAGATGGTACTGCTGACTGGGAATACATTTTGAATGTTCGACCCAACAATGATATGTCGGCTGCAACGTTCTGGGAAAAGTTTTTCTACCGACTTATGGACGACAACGAAGTACTGGTCATTTTTACTGAAGATAACCAATTGCTGATAGCTGATGATTTTTCTCGTACTGAATATGCCGTTTATGATGATGTGTTCACTGGCGTAACAGTAAAGAACTATGTGTTTCAAAAAAGCTTTAATATGTCAGATGTGATCTATATTGAATACAACAATGATAAACTTGATCGTTTTACAAAGGGCTTGTTCGAGGACTATTCCGAATTATTTGGGCGAATTATTGAAATTGCAATGCGAAACAATCAAATTCGTGGATCGGTGTCTATCAATGCAACTGCTACTGCCAACGAAAAGAAAGATGAAAACGGCAAGACTCGAACAGAAAAACTTCAAGAATATGTCGATAAAATCTACCAAGCCTTTAAGACGAAATCAGTTGCGATCGTGGCAAAGGTGAAGAACATTGATTATGAGGAATACACCAACAAACAAGGTGTGTCTAATCAATCGCTGGATGAACTGAATAAAATGAAAACATCGTTGATAGATGATGTAGCCAACGCCATAGGAGTTCCTACGGCGCTTATTTATGGTGAAAAAGCTGAACTTGATTCTAACCTTCAAGCCTTTCGGAAGTTGTGTATCGCACCACTAATGAAGAAGCTTGAGGATGAACTAATGGCGAAAATTATTACTAAAAAAGAATACAAGAACGGCGAACGTATCAAAGTTTCTAAAGTATTACCTGTCAGCATTCTGGAAAACGCCACTCAGATTGATAAGATCGTTTCTTCCGGAACGTTCTTGCGTGATGAAGTGCGTGAAGTGACTGACTATGATCCGTTGCCGAATGGCGAAGGACAGCAACTGATTATGACTAAAAACTATGAAAAAGTGAAGGGAGGTGAGAACGAAAATGCCGGAAATTAAAAAAGTACCTTTTGAGTTTCACAATGAGTCAAAAGAAGGAAAACATATTCTCACCTTATCTGGTGTTATCCAAAAACGATACTGGTCAGATGACAAGTATATCGATGCCAAATTGATTCGAGATAATTTAGATGGTGTGACTGATGATGTTGTGATTCGTCTGAATTCTAATGGCGGGGATGTTTTCCAAGGTGTTGAAATTTATAACTATCTGAAAAACCATAGCAGTCATATCACTGTAGAAGTCATGGCAACGGCTGCTAGTGCAGCAACATTTATTTGCGCTGGTGCGGATGAGGTAATTATGAATGTTGGAACTTCATTTATGATTCATGAAGCTGAAACAGTTGGATGGGGAAATAAAACTGATATCAAGAAAACCTTGCAGGCTCTTGAAACAATTGATGATTCTATCTTATCTATTTATGCAGATAAAACTGGCCAATCAAAAGATCAAATCACTACATGGATTAACGAAGCTAGGTGGTTCACAGCAGATGAAGCTGTAAAGTTTGGATTTGCTGATTCTGTAAAACGTGCCGAACCTCAAGAAGAACCGCAGGATATTGCATCAATGATTCAAGATGCAGTTGCTGTTGCTATGGCTAATTTAAATCAAACTGTAACAAATCAAGTGGAACAAGAACCTAAACCAAAATCATTAATCGCACGATTGCGAAAAGGAGAATAAATTATGTTAAAAATTACAGACAAAACTGCAGATGCGAAGAAAGTCTTTAACGCTATTTCTGCAAAAGAAGATGCAACACCTGAACAAGTAAACGATGCTTTAGAAGCTTATGTCACTGCGATTGCAGAAGATGCAGGATCGCAAGTACGTGCTGAATATGAAGAATTGAAGAACGTCACTGACAACCAAATCCTTCAATCACGTGGCATTCCAGTTTTAACAGCAGAAGAAACTAAATTCTACAATGAAGTAGAAAAAGCCGGTGGTTTCGACAAGGACATTACATGGCCAGTAACCATTTTCGAACGTGTATTTGAAGATCTTCAAAAGGAACATCCTATTTTACGTCTGGTGAATTTCACACCTACTGTTGGTTTAACTAAAACAATTCGTTCTCGCCGCAAAGGGGTTGCCGTTTTCGGTCCATTGCATAAAGATCTTGAAGGGCAATTAGATGCTGAATTCGGAGTGGAAGAAGCAACACAGATCGCCTTAACTGCTTTCTTCTTAATTTCAAATGATACATTGCACTTAGGCGCTCGATGGATCAATCGTTATGTACGCCTTTGCTTAACAGAAGCTGTTAAAGACGCTTGGGCAACTAAAATTGTTACTGGTACCGGTAAAGACGAACCGATTGGTTTGTTGAAAGATTTAGATGGAGCCGTTGTTGGTGGGGTTTATCCGGATAAAGCCAGCGTTGGTACTTTGACATTCAAAGATGCACCTTCGATGGTTACTGAATTTGCAGCTGTTATGAAAAAAATGGCTTCTTACAAACATTCAATTGGTACTGGTGACACAAATGCTACTGATGAAACACGTGTGGTTGACGGTAAGATTTACTTAATTATCAACCCAGTCAACTACTACGATATTGTTGCACGGCTAACGATCCAAAATGCAAATGGGGTATTCGTGACGAACATGCCATTCATTTCCCCTGATCACATTATCCAATCGGTTGATGTTCCTGTTAACAAACTAATTGTATTTATCGAAAATGGCTATGATGCTACTCAGTCTCAGCCTGAAAAGATTTCTGAATACAAAGAAACGTTTGCGATGAAACGTGCAACCCTTTATGCCATTGACATGTTGGGTAACGGTAAGCCTGTTGATAATTATGCAGCACAAGTCTATGACATTGCTATTCCAACTAGCGGTGGCTCGGGGGAGTAACAACGCCTAACGCTCGTATGGCGACTGTAGACTATTCTAGCCTTACGGTTCCAGAACTAAAAGCGTTGTTAGACGAGCGTGCAATTGATTATGCAAGCAACGCTAAGAAGCAAGATTTAATTGATCTATTGGAGGGATAACGAATGAACGATCCAGTTTTTATTGATGAATTCAAAGATCGCTTTCGTATTTTTCATTCATCCGAAGATGAAAGTATTGGCAAACAACTGGAAAGTGGGTTTGCCGATATCAAATCAATTATTGGAGAGTTTGATCCTACGAAGTATGAAAAGGGCAAAGAATTAGTCTATGAGCGCACTCGTTATTTAAGGAACGAGGCGCTCGAATACTTTTACGACAACTTTCAGATGATGATCATGGACGCTTCAATTGACTTGGTAGGTGATCAAGTTGCCGATTAAAACAAAATATGAAAGACCTGAAATTGTAGCCGGTGATCTAAATACGCCGGTTACTTTTTTTGAAGTAAAACCAAACGATGGACCTGAACCAGGTGAACAAGAAAACAAGGAATTATATTACTGCACTTGCTTAGTCTACAATCCTTCTTCTAAGGATAGAGATATCCTTAGCGGCAAAGGAACAAAAAAAGCTGTCACAATTAAGATTCGAGATCCATTCACAGATTATTTGCCAAACAATGCGCATAAAGTAGTCTTGGATGATTTCCGATACAAAGATGATGTGTGGGATATTGTAGATTTTGCGCCAGATGTTGAGAATAACGATTTTCTTAAAATCATCTTGGGGGTGACCTCATGAGCGTTTCAGTTAAAGGTGTGGACGAGATACTAAAGAATCTCGAAGCCAAGCTAGGTCCAGCAAGAACAAACCGGGTCGTGAATAAGTCGCTTAGAAACTATGGGAAAAAATTGCAACAAGATGTGCAAGAGGCGGTATCCAGTTACATGGATACTGGTGAAACGCATGACACAGTAATTGTTTCCGGAGTGAAAAAAGGACCGCCTAAAACGATCGAAGTTGGTTGGGGTCAAGGTTCAAGATGGCGCTTAGTGCATTTGAGTGAGTTTGGCTATACTCGGTTTGGTAAGTACATTAGCCCTAGAGGAATGGGGAAATTGCAAGGTGTGGTTGATAAAACAGAAGGATCTGCATTTGAGGAGATGCGGTCAGAATTGGAGGAGTTAGCACGATGAAAGATATGATGATGGAAGTCTACAACGTTTTATCTGCTGATCCTACGATTGCAAAAGAGGTTACTGCAAAGAACATCAAATTCTATGAAGTACCTGAAAGCTTCGATTCGACCAAACCTTTTATTATCATCGATACACCACTTGGGCCGCCGACTAGTGCTTATTATGCTGCCAACAAAGAGATGTCGCAAACGTTCAGTTATCAAATTAACGTTGAAACTCAATCAAGGATTTTGACGAAAGAAATTGCTAAAGCAGTGAAAGCTGCGATGTGGAAATTTGGTTATGCTCAGTTAAATGGTGGGCTTGACGAATATTTCTCAGAAACAAAACGCTTTGTGGATGCAAGACGTTATCGAAAAAACACACAAATTCATGACACTGATTATTAATCGGTGTCTATTTTATTAGGAGGAATTTATAAATGGAAACTTATGGCTTTGATAAATTATCGGTTCGAAAACTTACTACAGCTTTAGAACCAGATACAACAGCGGAAATTCACATTTTAGAAGGTAAACAAAAAGAAGGTGGACCTACTGCCTTCGACTTAACAGGACTATCCAAAGAAGCGGTGAAAGTATTTGCTGGTAACGTTGAATATTACTTGTCCAAAAAAGGTACCGGATCAGTAGCTGCAAACTTTGGTTTACTGGATGTGCCTGTAGAAGTTGAACAAGAAATATTAGGATTGATCAAAATGGCGGAAGGTATCGACGGTTTCGGTGATGAAACGGATCCTCCTTATATGGCTGCAGTCGCTGAAGCAGAAGATTTATATGGTGAACCAGTTGCTTTTGCTATGGTAGCAGGTTCGTTTAATCGTGATGGGTTTTCATTGGCTACGAAAAACGATGAAGATTTTACACCTGAAGCGGGCGAGTACGTTTACAACGCAATCTCTCGAAAAATTACCATTGGTGAAAATGATAAAACTGTTAAAGTCTTACGTGCATTTGGGACGGCTGCAGTCGCCCAACTAAAAACTGCCGTTCTTGGTGGCGCTGTTACACCTCCAAGTGGTGGCGGACAGTAATATGACAAAGGTTAGTCTTCGGACTAGCCTTTTTATTTTTGATTAATAGGAGGAATTATACATGTCAGAAATTGGAAAAGAAATCAGATTGGATCTAATGATCAATGGAACAAGAAAGACCTTCACGCAAAGTCACGTGCCTTATTCAAAAGCTTTGGATTACACGGATGGTGAAGCAAAACTTTTTAAAAAGGATGAAGAAGGCAATGATGTTGCTCCTCCAGCCAGAGTACTTACTGAATTCCGTGCTGAGTTTGTAGCCGGCTTGTTTGATGATAAAGATTTAACCGGAACTGTCCTTTTAGATGGTATCGATGCATGGGACAGAGATTTGATCATGGAAATCATTATGTATCGTGTCTTAGGTTACGAGAAAGATGTGGAAGAATCAGATCCAACAGATAAGAAAGACCCAAAAGGAAAAAAGGACGGAAAATAAGTCCGTCCGATCATCATGAGTTACAGCTAGATGTCGTGAGATCTATATTGAAGATTTATCCCAGTTGGACAATCAATGACGTTCTAAATACAGATACGCTGTACCTTTATGAAATTATGTTTAAACAAACGCCAAAAGGAAAGAAAAACAAAAAACGCAAAGAAATTAAGCCGTTGGCTGATTTAGTGAAAGGGGGCGGATGATTTGGCTGGTGCAACTCCATTAGGAAATATGGTCATAAAGCTAGGTTTGGATGATGCTGATTTTGGGAAAGGCGTTGCTAATTCTAAAAAGCAAGTACAATACCTAGCGAAAGAAATGCAAGCAAATATGAAAGTTGCTGACTTGGCAGGGAACAAACTTGGCAAATTAGGCACTCGATACGATGGTTTAACACAGATTATCAAAGCACAAGAAAATCAAGTGACCGCCCTCAAGAAAGCTTATGACGGTTCGTTTGTTGACGGTAAAGCTACAGACTCCACGAAACGGCTAGCTAACCAATTACAAGATGCTAACGGCAAATTGGCAAACTATAAACTACAGTTACAAAATACTGCAGGAGCGATTGCTGACTATCAAATCAGAAATGAAGGTTTAACTGGTTCAATCAATAAAGCAAGCGATGTTTTAATAAACAACGGCAAAAGACTAGGGAACATAGGGTCTAGTTTGACAAAAGGCTTAACTGTACCTATTGCGGCTGGCGTGACTGCTGTGACTGCCGCTGCTATTAGTTGGGAATCAGCATTTGCTGGTGTAAAGAAAACATCAGACGAAGTGGTGGATAGCAATGGTAATGTTGTTTATTCATACGATGATCTTGAAGCGAGTTTAAGAAATCTTGCAAATGAACTACCGTCAACCCATAGTGAAATAGCTGCTGTTGCCGAAGCTGCAGGACAGCTGGGGATTCAAACAGACAATGTTTCTGCATTTACTAAAGTAATGATCGATCT